GACCGTCGTCGTTGAAGAACGTGTACGAGCCGTTGCCGCCGTTGTTGTTCGCCAGGAACACGATATAGCTGTCGACGAACCAGCAATCGATGGCGCCGCCGAGTGTCAAAAAGAACGAGCTGGTAAGCTGCTGCATGCCGCCACCGCCGGAGAATGGCGTGTACGTGTAGCAGACATCCGTACCAGGCACCAGGATCGCGAGGCATGCCCCGTTATCGGTCATGCGTACGAAGCCGGTGCCGATGATGCCGCTGGCAGATCCCGGCACCAGAGTGAATATGCCGGCGCTGGACACCGTGAAAAGATCAAAACCCACGACGGCGTATACCGTCCCCGCCATCTCCCATATACCGCGCAGGGGGTTGATCAGACCGCTCGGCGTGAACTGCGTGATACCAGGCCAGCGTCGCAGGCACGCCGGCTGCTGATCCTTCATGTCGTCAGTTTGCGCTTGCGGCGCGGGCTCCGGGTAGCAGCCGATCAACCGCTTCGAGCCAGCGCGCAAATCTGCGAGCTGGTACGAGGCGAGCGGGAGCGGGATCGTTTCGGGTTGCGCGGGCACGGATTAGAGCCAGTTTGGCCCGCCCCACGGACCGCCCTGCGGGCGGGAAAGTTCGCCGAGATCGCACTCGGTGTACTTGAGGTATCGCTTCGTGAGCCGGCGCATCGCCTGATAGATCTGCGCGCTGAGATCGAACCCGTTCAGCGGGTCCGGCGACGGCGGGATCATGATGCCGTAGTGCGGCGATAGCCAGCCGGCGAGGATCCACTTCACGTCGCCAACGTCTTCGTCTTTGAGAGGTGCGATGCTGTTCAACTGCGCAACAGTCTGCGGGTACCAGCCAATGTTCCCCCAACCATCGCGCATCTGCGTCAGAAGGTTGTCGTTGAGGATCGTCATCCCGTTGGCGGACTGCGTGGGCGACGGGGGTCGGCCTTCGCGTACGACGCCAAGCTTCTGGAAAGCTTCGGTGATGATCGCCTGATTGGTGGTAGCCATGCGCCTCTCTGAAAATAAGTGCCGGTCTCTCCCGACTTGTCACGTCTAACTTAAACGGGTGGACGTTCACCACTGTGCGCCTACCGGGTGAGGGCGGCGGCGCTTGTTTTTCTTCTTTTACTGCACGCGGAACCAAGTACGCGGATTCACAGCCGCTCCCGACGCCGGCTGGAAGCCGTTCAGGGTGTACTTGTACTTGACCGTCGCCGCTGCGCTACCGCCAGCGGTTGAAGCCGCCACGGTGATGGTCGCAGGGACGCCAAGTCCTGACGTTGCAATCACGTCGCCAGTGTTGGCGTTGATCGCAGTGATCGTCAGCACATCAGCCGCAGCCGGAGACACGTTGCTGATCTCAGCGCAGCAACCATCCACCGGGTTCAGCGGAAGGTTGATGGTGACGGCGATGGCGCCGCCAGTCGTGTTGCTCAGGAGGAGCTGGTTCGTCTGCATGGTGATCGTCGAACCTGTGACCAGGGTCGCTCCACCGTAGAAGTCGAACTGAATGCCGACAACGTCGCCGTGCCCATATCCAACTTGAATGTTAGCCATTTTCTATATTCCTATGGGTTATTAGGCAGCCGACGCGACTTCGATGTTCCGCACAGCCAGCTCGGGGTAAGCGAGCACGGCGCCGACAATCGAATCGAGACGAGCCGGGAGCACGTCGTTGGACGGATCCCACTGTTGCGCGAAGCGGATGTTGTACCCTTCGAACGCTTCCGCAGCCGTCATCTTGACGAGGGGGCTGAGGTCGAGCATTGGGGGGTTCGCAAACACAATCGCGTCCCGGTACCAGCCGAGGGACTGCTTGATCAGCGCGCCATTGAGCGCGGCAATCGCGGCCGCACCGCTCTGGCCGAAGACGCTGATCGCTGCGCCAGTTCCCGGAACGTTGTCCACGTTCTGGTACGCGCCGCCAGTGATGATGCCCGGAGAAATCGGGATGGCGATTGAGCCGGTCGTGTCGCTGATGGTCGCGGTCACAACGAACTGCTTGGGTCGGCCCAGGGACGCCTTCGTCTCGGGATCGACTTCGTTCACGCCCGCAATGCTGATGACATCGCCTGCGTTCAGGGTGGTGACACCCGACGCCCAGCCGTTGGTGTTCAGCGTGAAGGTGGAGACGAACGCGTTGCCCGCGCCGGGGTTGGACTGACCGGCACCGTTGACGACCGGGGCCGCCGTGGTGCTGAACTGTCCGATGACGTGCGTCGGCAGCTTCGTGTTACGGAAGCAGACGTAGCCCGCGGCCTTATCCGAGATCACGCCTTCCAACCACTGGTCGGAAACCGTTGACTCGGGCTGGAACAGGCCCTTGTTGTCACGCACGAAGTACCGCGAGGTTTGCGGGGTCGCCGTAAAGGTGCGACGGTCGTCTTCCGGCGCCAAGGCTTCCGTCAGGTACTGCTCGTTCTGGAGCAGCTGATCGTAGGTTGCCGTGGTGTTGAAGGCGCCCGTGAACTTCGGGACGTTGTTGACTTGCCCCGTGGTGAAGTTCTCGATGCCGGCCGCGAGACGCGCCATGGCGGGTTCGAGCACTTGCTCCTCAAAGTTGTTCAGCAACATCGCGCGCTCCACCGAAGTGAAGTTGATGTCGACGCCGAGCTGTTGGTTGACCAACAGGGTGGCGAAGCGCTGCACCGAGTTCTGTGCGTTCATCTGCGGGCCGGTACGGAGAGTGTACTGGAACGGCAGACGGATCGAGAGCTGTTGACCCAGGATGACCCCGTTGATGGGGCCGGGCAGCAAGCTCTGATAGTCACGGTTCGTGCGACCCGTGAAATTGCTCTTGGCGTGCAGCAAGACCAGCGCCTTGCGAGCGACCCATTGAGCGGTGATGAGTGAGTTAGCCATTATTCCTTTCCGATTTTATTTAGTTCAGTCCGCGCATGCGTCGTGCATTCTCGCGAGCTGACTGTTTGCTTCCCCTGTGCTGACGCGCGAAGTCGTCCATCGACATGTTAGGGTCGAGGACATCGCGCGACTGTGCACGTCCGCCGGCCTTTGTCGGGGTCGGGGGAGGAGGCGCTTTGGTGATGGACTTCTGTTGCCCTGGTTTCGCATCGGGCCTAGAGCCGTTCTTTGAAGTGGAGGCAGCGCCTTCAGACTCAATCTTCGCGATCATCTTGCCCACCTGGATGCACTGTTGGGCCGGGGACATTTTCGCGGTGCGTATTGCCAGCGCGGTGTCCTTTCCAAACTCGTACAAAATCCGGGCGGTATGATCAGACTGAGCGACGGCAATGCCGGCGTCCGGGCACAGCTGGTTCGCAGCCAAGACCGGATTTTTATTCACGACCTGTACATAGTCGGGATTCGTTTTCACGAAGTCCGCTATTTTCTTTTCGACTGCCGCCTTGCGCTTCGTGATTTCATCTGCGCCTGTCGTCTCTTGAATGAGTTCGCGCGCGGCAATCTTGGCCTGATTCTTCGTCCACTTCTGCATCTTGGCGCGATATTTGTCGTTGTCGAAGGCTACGTCCGCGTCGGCTAGGTCCGGCATCGGTTCGTCTTCCACAACAGGAGGAGCAGATGCAGCGTCGGTCTGTGCGGCGGTAGGTTTACCGCCGGCCTTGAGCCGTTCTAACTCAGCTAAAGCACCCTTTAGCTGGTCCTGCATGTGCTTGCCAAATATCTTCGTGCCTTCGAGCAGATCGTTCAGCTCTACTATGCGTTCCTCAGCAGAACCTTTCTTCGGGGCCGGTCGAGCGCGGGAAGCCTCTACTTCCTCGTCACCGGTCAAGTCCGCGTTGGGGTCTGTATCATCGCTGAGTTCGACGACGGCGGTGGACGAGTCCGCATCTTCGTCCGAAGTCCCCTCACCAGAGTCGGTCTGGTCGCCGAGTGTTCCGTTTTCGTCAACGATGGGGGCGTCTTCGTCGACTATCGGATCCGAGGCTGCGGCTGCAGCACTGCCTCCCGGAGTGGCATCAACTTGGCCCGCGGCGACCGCAGCTACTGCGGCGGCATCGGCGGCACGGGCGGGGGTGGCGCCGCGGAAGGGGTTCAACTTGTCGTCGACCGCCTTCTGCGGTTGCTTCTCGTAATTCTCCAAATCAGCGCGAGTAAAAGCCATTGAAAGTCTCCTGTTACACGGAATACGCTTCCGCGAGGCGGTCAGGTCTCACCCAGACATCGAAGATCAAGCGGCCTTTTTAGCCTTCTTGGGTTTAGCAGCGGCCAGCGCCTTCGCGGCGGCGACCTTCTGCTCGTTCAACTCCTGCGTGTGCTTCAGCGTGATCGCGTGCTTCTCGTGCATGCGCCTCATCTCAGCGTCATGCGCCGCGGCGGCGCGCGCCATCTCCAGCTCGTGCGCCTGCTGTGCGCGGTGCGCCTCAAGGCCGGCCTGGACGTGCTGCAGAACCTGGCCCTGCTTGTGCTCCGCAACCTGCTGCTGCTGGTCCTGGTCGTGCTGTTGCGCCTGGTGCGTCAGATCCTGGAGGTTTCCGACATGCTTGGCGGCGAGGTCCATCTGCGCGGACTGCGCATCGTTCTGCCGGTCCTGGGCGTTGGCGCCGATCTCGTGCGCCAGCTTGATGTTCGCCAGGTGCTTGCCCGCGGTCTCGAAGCCGATCTTCTGCTGCTCGACCGGGCTCATCTTGGCGCGCGACTGCGCGATGGTGGCGTCGGCCCCCATCTTCTGCGCTTTGCCCTGCAGCAGCTGCATCTCCAGCTGCTGTTGCTGCTCCTGCATCTGTTGCTGCTGCGACTTCTGCGCGCCGACGCCGGCCGCCTTTTCTTTCTCGGTCGGCTGGATGATGCCCTGCTGGATGAGTGGGATGCGGAGACGGTTCGCCATCTCCTGCGCGTCCGGCGAGTCGATGTTCTTCGCGATCAGATCCTGGATAACAGGCGCCGCGGAGGGCATCGCTTCAGCGAACGAGATCAGCGTGTCGAGCGCTTCCTGTCGCGCCGACTGGAAGCTCGGGCCGATGGTGACCTCAACGTCATACGACCCCTTCGAGAGGTCGTGCATGATGTCGCCAGTGAATTCGTTTTCCGTGTTCAGCTCGACCATCTTCTCGACGCCGTCCTGGCCGATGATGCGCTCGACACGCTCCGCGTCCATAACAGACGGGATCATGTCGACCAGCATCTCCCAGGTGAGCTGCAGCGCGGAGCTGAAGCCGTCGATGAATTCGTAGCTGCCTAGGTCGGAGCGCTTCGTGTGCTGTACGAGCGCCTTGCCCGAGACGCGGTTCATATCGTCCGCATTGCCGAGCGCCGGGTCGAAGTATCCGATGGTGGCCTGGATGTCCTGGATAGACATCTGCGCGAGCGCCATCGCCCCCTGCGGCAGGTCGAGCGGCTGCGTGCGGAACGGCATCCCGCCCTCCGCGCTCTTGTCGACATTGTACGGCAGGTACGGGCGAGAGGCGACGTTCGCCTGGTTCCACTCGTTCTCGTAGCCCTTGATCATCGCCTCGGTGACGAGGTACGGCGCCTTCGGCAGGAGCGCTGACCGCTCGATCATGTCCGAGGCGCGGGAATTGTAGCTGCGCTGCGCGTCCTTCGAGTGGCGGATCAGCGACTGGAACTTGCGGCGGCCCTCGATGTTGATGTAGCGGCCAGGGCAGCGGATCACCGGAATGCGCTTCCAGTCGTAGTAGTACGGGCCTTCGAGGATCGTAGAGCCGTCAATCTTCGCCCACATAACCTGCCACTTGATGGTCTTGCGGATCATCTTCTGGCCGGTCTTTTTGTTCCTGGCGATACGTGTGATGTTCGGGCCATCTAGCCCCTCAGCGTCGAGGTGCGCCTCGGTGGCTTTGAGATCGGCGTCGTAGTCTTGTACGGTGCCGTCGGTCATCTTCGCGATCCACTTCTCGCGCGGAATGCGCTCGAAGTACTCGGCGATACGCACTTCCTTGTCCGTAAACCAGCCGTAGCTGTCGCGCGAGACGTTGAAGCTGTTCATGTTGCCGTCCGGATACAGCGCTTCGTAGTTCTCATCGGAGATGCGCTCGGCGACGATACACCTATTGGCGTCGGCCGCGCACGCGTCGGCGCACTGCGGATCCCACACCACCGTCTGCGGGTTAGAGATATTCAGGATGCGCAGCACCTGGTCGAACGCACCCTCGCCGTCGTCCTGCATGTAGGTCGGCATGATGCGCCACGCGCCGAAGCCGCCCGCGACCGCGAACTTGAACTGCTCTTTGTAGATCTGGTCCGCGCGGCTCGCCTGCTCGATGGAGCGGCACAGGCCGGCGAAGACTTCGGCGGTCGACTCTGACGCGCCTTCAGACGACGGCCGCACCTTGCCGGCGGGGCGCGTCTGGCGCATATCTGCCACCACCATGTTCACGGGCTGCAGGCAGCGGTTGAAGGTGTAGCACGGCTTGCCGCGCCGGTTCTGGAGTACGACGGGATCCCACTGCCCCATCGCTTCGGCGTTGTAAATGAAGTTCAGGTCTTCGGAGTGCATGCGGCGGTTCTCTTCCCACGCGCCGACACCTTCATCGTAGAAATTGCGGATACGCGAGAGCAGGCCGCCGCTATCCTTGATCTGGAAGCCGGGCGAGTCGGGGAGCGTGCCGCGCTGTCCCGGCACGTCTCCCACGAGATCCCAATTATCGCCCGAGGTCGTCGTCATTTACGTGGGCATCTCGTCCACAATGGCGCGTTGACTGTCGCCGACGAAGACGCCGTCGAACGTGTTCGGCGGGATGTACTTCGCCGCTCCGTCGTTCTTCCATTCGTGCACGGGTTTTTGATCCTTTGTTTTTCGGCCGCTGTCGACCAGTCGCTGGTACTGGATGCGGACCTGGTTGCGGATGGCGCCGTTCTTGAAGTTGTACGGCATTACCTTTCCTTTACGTTCGATCACCAGGTTGTTCATACCGGCGGTGACATGCACGGTGTACGTGCCGAGCTGGAGCTTACGACCGTTGCTGTCCGTGCGCCGAGGATCTTCGTCCTGCTGGCACTCTTCCACCGTGTGGCCGTTCTGCGCCTGTCGCTTCATGAAACGCCACTCGATTGAAGTCGAGATCGCGCCCGTCTTCTCATCCTTGTGCTCGGTCTTGTGGGCCGACTGTTGTCGCAGACGGATACCCTCTTCGTGTACCAGCTTCAACGTAACGCTCATTTTGGTCTCACCCTTACGCTTGCGCGTTCTATTAAAAAATTACACATCTCTTGACTGCGGCCTTTCAGCGAATCGATCATCTGATTGATGTAGGCCGAGTCATTCGAGTAGTGGTAGAAACACAGCTTTCGGCTCTTCACATCGACCAGTAGGAACGCCCCACGTCGGCGGAAGTCTGCTTCCACTTCGCTGATCGGCTTCACCCACTCCATACGCCGCCGTGCGTCGCCATCTCTGGCGCCCAACTGAACCACGGCAGGCCGCCCTCACTTGCCGGCGGCGCTTTCGCCACATCGTAGCCGCTCATCACGTTGTAGCGCGTGGCGTCCATGATGTGGTCATTTTTCTTGATGATGTTGCCTTTCTCGTCGCGACGATAGAGGCGAACTTCCTTGAACCAGTTCGTCAGCGTACTGAAGACCCGCAGCTGCTGCGTCGAGAGCATGTCCCAGGTCTGCACCAGGCCCGACACGACCGTGTTGTCGGCCTTGCTGACCTTCAACCCGAGCCGACAATAAGCGTCAATCAACAGCTCGCCATCAGGTCCGCGCGCCTTCTGCGCGGCGGGGTCGATGACGCCAGGGATCCACGAACCGCGCCGCATGATCGCCGCGGCGTGCACGGCGGGATCCGCCTGGCCGCGGTAGTATTCGTCATACGCCACCGCCGGATATCGCCGCTGGCCGGAGGCGTCAGTGAACCCGTTGTCGATATCCCAGGCGAACCAGATCACCGCGGTGCAGTTCCAGCCCGGGTCCATCCCGTACGAGCGCGGCCAGTGCGACGGTATGTCGAACGGCTCGATCTTCATCACGTCCTCGGGGATCGGGTAGATCGCTCCGGTGCCGTGACCAGGTATCCCTGACTTGCGCGCCTGTAGCTGCCACGAGGGTACGCCCGCGAGGATCTGGTTCTTTTCTTTCTCGCCGAGGTGTGGGACGTCATCCATGTCTAAAAATATCGCGGCTCTCGACATTAGGCGTTCTCAATGTACGTTTCATCGACAACTATCTCCTCTCCCTCACCCATGTCCCACGCTGCGGCCGGGACAGCGTCTGGCTCGGGCGAGAGATCAGGAAGAAAGGTAATCATCAGATCCGAGACCCCGAGCATCGGCGTTTCTGTCAGCGCGAGCGTGCCGTTCGGTTCGCCGGGCACCGTGCTCAGCAAACGGAGCAGGCACTCGGTGTAGATCTCCAGCTTCGGCTCTTCGTCGAGGTGGATCCGATGCTGGCGCGTACCCTGGAACGCTTCGCGCCCCT